TACATTTATTATAAAGTCTATAAAGAATGAAGATTAAAAGATATATTTTATTTCTAGGAATTTTTCTTACCGGGCTTTATTTTTTAATTGACTCTGTTATAAATGACAGCCCCATTAATTACTATTTGTTAACATTTCTAGTTTACATACAGATCGTCTTTAATCAATTAGTACTTCATAGAATTTTTAGCCACCGCGCTTTTAAAATATCCTGGTATCTTAGAGATATTTTCTGTTGCTTTACACTTTTAAGTATGTTTAGTTCTTCAAGAACCTACATTGCAATGCATAGATTACATCACAGATATACAGATACCGAACTAGATCTGCACGGGCCACACCAGGGGTTCTTTACTCTTATAGATATGCATATCGTTGACTCTAAGCTTATAGGTAAGATTGACAAGAATGAATCAAGAATAGAAACATTTATTAACACATACTACTATGAGCTTACATATGGCACTATATTTTTATCCTTGTTAATTAACACCGTTTTCTTTAAATACTTAATTCTTAGTGTAATGTTTAATTATATCTGTATTGATGTATTTAATTATTTTTCACATAAAAAAACACCGTTTAACTATAGAAACTACGACACCTTAAATAACTCTCACAATAATTTATTTTTAGGTATATTTGGTGGTGACTGGCATAATAATCACCATGCCTTCCCTAACGATCCTAATCAAAGAAAACGCTGGTGGGAATTCGATCCGATATTCTATTTTGGTAAAGTATTAGAAAAGATATGAGAAGAGTAGTTATAACGGGCGCCGGCGCGATAACACCTATAGGTGGTGATTTAGATACAATAGAACACAGCCTATACAATAGTATTTCAGGTCTAAAATGGAACGATAGCCATAATACCGTGAGCGGCTCGGTAGATGAAAATATTGACTCTATGTTCTCATCATCAGATACAAATCTTACGGATAAAGTAACTAAACTCTCCTGGATTTCCTATGAGAGGGCCCGTGATGATTCAGGTATAGTACCTGAAGGTATATTTTATGGAGTAGGGTTTGGCGGAGCCCTTACGGTGGAAGAATGCTATAGTAATATTTCTAACGGTAAGAAAATTAACCCTATCTCCATTATTAAAGCGATGCCCAATCAGGGTGCAAGCTATATTTCTTTAAGAGAAAAAATCACCGGACCGTGCATCTCATATACAACAGCGTGCTCATCATCTGCCGTAGCATTAGGAGAGGCATATTTAAGAATAAAGAGTGGTGCTTTAAAAAACGCTGTAGCAGTTGGATCGGAATGCTTAAATACCAAACTTAACGCCAGCTGGTGGCGCGGTATAGGCGCAATTAATGAAGATAAGGAATATAGTTTTAATGCGGTTAGACCATATTCAGCAGATAGAAAAGGGACAGCCATATCAGAAGGATCAGTATCATTAATCTTAGAAGATTTAGAATACGCTTTAGCCCGTAAAGCCAAAATATACTGTGAGATTACGGGGTATGGCTTATCTACAGGGACAGAAACATTTACCAAGCCCTGCAGGTCTTCCCAAGCACGAGTAATGAAAGAATGCTTAAAAGATTTAAATACTAAAGATATATCTTATATTAATAGTCATGGTACAGGGACCCCGGTAGGTGACTTAATAGAACTTCAAGCTATAGAAGAAGTATTCGGCAAAGAAGTAGTAAATATACCTATCTCTTCAACTAAATCCCTCACTGGTCATCTATTGGGTGCAGCTGGTACCTTTGAAACTCTAGCTTGTATTTTTGTTATAAAAAATAATAGAATTATACAAAATAACTTTATTAACGAGTTAGATGCAGATATAAGTAGTAATATATTCTTACCTACCATACCTGTGTTTAACCCTATTAATACTGTACTAAATAATTCCTTTGCATTCGGTGGTACTAATGTATGTCTTGGATTAACAAAATGGAAATAAGACCAAAAAAGTTTAGCTTTAAATTAACAAAATACTGGTTTGATAATAATAAATTTAAAACTTTTTTTTGGAATGCTAATTCATTATTATTTGAGCAAAATGAATATATCTTCTGCAGACTTCTAAGTTTTTACAAAAAGAAAGTTAAAGACAAAACATTATTAGCTGAAATAGATATTTTATTCGGACAAGAAAGCTGGCATAGTTATAATCATAAAGCATTTAATGAACAATTATCATTAAACTACGATATAAGCTCTATTCAAAATAAAGCAAAAAGGCTAGCCGGGCGCGTTCTTATCTTAAAAAATAGTGATAAGCTATCGTATGCAGTTTGCTTTGAAGCTATGATAGTTAGAGTATGTAAGCTTTTACTAAAGGAAAAATTTACAAATACTGACCCTGAAATCAAAAACTTCTGGCTTTGGCATACTCAAGAAGAAATAGAACACGGCTATATTGCACGTAAACTATACAGATATTTTAAGTTTTCAAGATTACTAAATATAATACACATGCTCAAGCTTCTTATACTATACATTGACTTTATAGTTTTTTCTTTAAAAGAATTTTACTTACAGGATAGACGACATGCAATTATCTAAAAACTTTACCTTAGAAGAATTTACCAAGAGCGACACAGCAACAAAGAAGGGTATTGATAATACCCCTCAGGGTGTCCATATGGAAAACTTAAAGAACTTAGTAGAAAAGGTTGTGCAACCTGTTCGAGAGCATTACGGGAAGCCCGTAAAGGTAAACTCAGGGTATAGAGGTGCTAAGCTTAATGAAGCTGTAGGTGGTGCTGCAACAAGCCAGCATTGCAACGGTGAAGCGTGTGATATTGAAGTCCCCGGCATTCCAAATGCTGATTTAGCTGCTTACATTAGAGATAACTTACCCTTTGACCAGCTTATTCTCGAATTTTATACACCAGGTATTCCAGACTCAGGATGGGTGCATGTTTCACTCAAGAAAGACGGCCCACAACGTAAGCAATGCCTTACAGCACTTAAAGAAGGCGGCAAGACCGTTTACAAGCCAGGATTTTTAGCATAATTGTTTACTGTAATTAAAGTTGATGTAGATAGTAACCCTACCTGCAGCGAAACAGTAAATGCCGGTCTTTTAAGCAAAGAGAGTGTTAAATACTTTGATAAAGACGGCTTTGAGCTTACCCCTTTAGAGCAAGCTTACTACTGCGCTGCAGGATATCAGAATAAGATTGGTAACGGGTGCTTATACCATACCTGCTGGCAAGAACCCTGGTTTGATATAAGCAAGGAAGACCCATTTTTTATAGATCACACTATGATACTACATAGATGTGATTTTACTGATGAAGCTGCAATACAACTACACAAGTATCAAAAAAGACTCCCACAACTTAACTATCTTATTAATTGTAAGAAGAAATGGGGGTTAGATTTTAGTTTAGATTATTTAAATCATGATGATGATAGAGTGTATGAAATAGTTCATATAGAACAAGATTCAAACTCATATGAACACTTTATCAACCTTAAAGGTCAGTTTGAAGAATTTGTTATATCCACTGACTGGAACCACGCAGCTAAGGTACTACTTAAAGAGAAGCACCGTTGGCTACCTCTCGAAGGAATGGCTCGTAATGACTGGAAAGCTAAGTTTTTTGGCTATGGTCAGGCTGAGAGTACTATCAAGTCAGTATAACTGGCTTTAATATTCCTTTACATCTATAATCAGAAAAATTTAGGAGATAGCATGGATAATATCCAATCTATTACCAAAGGTCTTCTGTATTTTACTCTAGGTGTTATGTTTGTCAATTCGTTCTTTGTTTTTGGCCACTATCTTACAACTTTATACACAAGTAAAATTACTAAGCCGGTACCAGAAGTAGCTGTTACAAAGGATACACTAGCTACACCAAGACAGCTTGAATGTCTTACCAGAAACATTTATTATGAAGCAGCAACTGAACCTTTTGAAGGTAAACTTGCAGTAGCACAGGTAACTGTAAATCGTGCTAGGAGCGATACATTCCCTAACGATATTTGTCAGGTTGTGTATCAAAAAACTTACAAGAATAATAAAAAACCAGTCTGTCAATTTTCGTGGTATTGTAAGCAAACCAATATGCCTATTTACTATGATAATTACCTAGAATCAGAAAAAGCGGCTAGAAAGATACTTATGGAAGGGTTTATGTTAGAAAAGGTGAAGGGTGCTTTATATTATCACGCTGACTATGTTCACCCTAACTGGAATAAACAGAGAGTAGCAAAAATAGGGAGACATATTTTTTATAAATGACAGAAGATATTTTTGGAATAAAAACTCCTACAGAATTCATGGGAGAAATAGATAAGCTATCTCTAGAAAAAAGAATTTCGTATCTTGATGCGGTGGTGCTTTACTGCGAGCAAAATAATATAGAAATAGAGACTGCGGCTTCTTTAATTAAAGGCAGCACTAAAATGAAAGCGCGAATTCAAGATGATGCGGAAGATTTAAATTATTTACCTAAAACAAGGAAACTACCTATATGACTACTTTACCCGGGCACCTAGGCGGCCATGAAAATGAAACGCACGTTGATGAAGGCGCAATTAATTATTTAATTGAGAATCTGGAAGTTAAGTCAGTTTTAGATATTGGATGCGGACCTGGCGGTGTAGTTGAACTCTGCAAGAATAAAGGTCTAGATGTACTAGGAGTGGACGGTGACTTTACAGTAGAACGACCAGAGAGCATTAAGGACAATGTAGTTATCCATGATTATTCTAAGGGTCCTTTTATTCCAGAGAAGAAGTATGATTTAGCCTGGACAGTAGAGTTTGTCGAACATGTTGATGAAGAATACATGCCTAACTTCATTGAGACTTTTAAATCTTGCAAATACGTTATCATGACTCATGCACTACCAGGTCAACCTGGCCACCATCACGTTAATTGTCAGCATGCAGGCTACTGGTTAAATGTGATGGAAAAAAATGGGTTTAAGCCTATGCCCTTTACTTTACAACAAGTGCGAGAAGCGTCTACTATGCGGGAACGCTACATTAGACAGCAAAGCCTTTTCTTTAAGAACCTAAATTTTGATGGATGCGTTTGAAGCTTATAAATTATATCTTGCTTTAAAGAACCATTTTACGAGTAAAACATATGACTACTTTAAATACGGTGGGCGAACTAAAGCCTCCCGCACAACATTCGAAAAAAGATCAGACAAGTACTTTTTCCACAAGCTTTCAAAGCGAAAAGATCCCGTTGAGTTTCTCGTATCCAATTTTGTTTACAGCGGCGACAACTGGATCGGGGATTTGGTACACAACACAGAATCTGAAAGGCTATACAAGCAGTTCTTAAAGGTAAAAGAATCTCTTTCATATACCTTTAGTAATGACTTGGATAAATTAGAGTCAGAATTCGATTCTAATTTTTTAGTAGTAGACGGTCAGCATCCATTACTATTAAAGCTTCTTCTTCGGAACGAAATAACAATAGAGACGTTTGTTATACTAGATGAGCTGGTAAGTTTTTCTAGGAAGTGGAGTAGACGTATAGAGGAAACAGTAGTTTGGCCACAAGTAAATTTAAAGTGCAAGAAATACAGGCAGTTTTTAGAGTTTGATAGAGATAAAATGAAAAAAATTGTGCTGGATAAATTCTCACAAAAATAGTATAATATATACTATATCGTCATGAGTAAGTGGATACGACGTTATACTTTAATACAACGCTAATAAGGAGCAAATATATGGCAGTCGATTTTTCTCAACTTAAGAAGTCTCGTCAAAATCAGTTCGATCAGCTTACAAGCGAACTGACCAAGCTTAACACTCAACAAACCGCTAACAGTTCAGACGATAATCGTTTCTGGAAGGCTGAAGTAGATAAAGCAGGTAATGGTTATGCGGTAATCCGTTTTCTACCTGCACCTACTGGTGAAGATGTACCTTTTGTGCGCGTTTGGGATCACGGATTCCAAGGACCTGGCGGCTGGTACATCGAGAAATCTCTTACCACTCTAGGTCAAAAAGACCCTGTATCAGAGTATAATACTCAGCTTTGGAATTCAGGGGTTGAAGCAAATAAGGAAATTGTTCGTAAGCAGAAGCGACGTTTGAGTTTTGTCTCAAATATCTACGTTGTTAAGGATCCTGCGCACCCTGAGAATGAAGGTAAGGTTTTCCTATACAAGTATGGTAAAAAGATTTTCGATAAGCTTAATGAGACTATGAATCCTCAATTTGAGGACGAGAAGCCAGTAAACCCGTTTGATCTATGGGAAGGTGCTAATTTTAAGCTTAAGATTCGAAATGTTGAAGGCTATCGTAACTATGATAAGTCAGAGTTTGAATCTCTATCACCTCTTTTAGATGATGATGAAAAACTTGAAAAGATCTGGCATTCAGAACATAAGCTGCAGCCTTTCCTTGATCCTTCTAATTTTAAATCGTATGATGAACTCAAGGATAAGCTTAACCGAGTACTTGGTCTGACCGGTACTGTTAAACCTCAAACGCGTGCTGAGGATAGCCCGCCTTGGGAAGAAGAAGCAGCGCCGGTTATTAAGTCCAAGCCTGCTCCAGTCATGGAAGAAGATGACGATGAGTCAATGGACTTCTTTAAGAAGTTGGCAGAAGAAGATTAAGCAGATGCGCTATGAGTGGTTCCAATATTAAGTGAACCACGAGAAGCGATAGGTGATGGAATGGGGGCTTGCATATCTGGAACTTTGCTGCCCCCTACTCCTTTGGTTTTTGACATGTCAACATTATTAATTACCGGGGCAGTCTGCTTAGCCTCTACAGTTTTTTGCTTGACGTCTTGAGTCATTTCGGATATTTGCTGACCTTTACCGGGGCGCGCTACTTCCAACTGCGGTGCACTAGCACTTTCCGGGGAAGGCGCTGCAGTGCTACCAGCATCCGCTAGTTTACTATCACTACTAAACTCTGCAAAGTATTTTTCTCTTTCTGCAAGACCATTATATCCGCCATTGACTACTTTAGTAACTGCTTTAGTATCCCCCCAGTCTTTTATTCTTCGGGCATTAAATGGTCTTTTTAAAAACCAGAGAGCTGATTCTGCTGCATATTTTGGATCAGATAATTTATCAGGGTCTTCAATGAAATTATAGCCTAAATCTTTTGATATAGCGGCATAATTACTTCTACCTGTTATTTGTAAGAACCCACGACCCTTATACTTGATACCATCACCAGGCTCAACGTTGCCTAAATCTTTTCTGCCTTCATAGGCCTGCCCACTTGCAAGCTCTTCAGAATATTTAAATCCGCCCGACTCGTGAGCTGTTTGAGCTAAAATTTGCGCACGGGCTACAGGATTTGTTATTCCTTCTTTAGAAATAGCAGAATTCATAGCTGATACGCCTGCATTAAACCCTGGTCCCTTTTTAGGTGAGCCTGGCTTAGCTGCTTTCTTTTCTTTACCTTCGGCGGTTTTACCGGGCAGCTCTACTCCTGCTGAAGTAGTAGCTGCAGCAGCTGGTTTTTCTTCTGGGGTAGCAGCAGGTGCAGAGGTTGCTTCTTTTCCTGCTTCTGGTTTAGCTGTTGGCTCCTTACCACCTTCATCTTTTTTGCCACCTTCACTGCCCTTACCACCTTCACCTTCCTTGCCGCCTTCTTTATCTTCTTTCATCTTATCTGTAGCATAATCTACTGCTACTGCACCAACGGTAAGAGCAGCTGCAGCTTTTCCTAGCTTGCCCATCTTACCAATACGTTTACCAATTTTGACCATACTGGTAATCATATCAGTTATATTCTTAACGAACTTACCGCCTATAAAAAGTGCAAGTCCCCCGGCAGCAACTTTTATTGCTGTACCTAGGTTACCCATTTCATCTACATTTGTGCTAAGCTTATCAGTAAACCCTCCAAATAGAGCATTTATTTTTTTCTGTACATCCTCTGGTAATACTGCATAAACTATACCAGCAAGAGCAGCCATGAAAGCTGGATTAGAGAACAGTGAAGATGCCTCTTCTTTTATACTTGTTGGCTGCTCTGCTTGTGGTGTTTCAGGCTTACGGGCTTCTAACGCCTTTTCTTCTTGCTCATAAGCACCTTTTTGAGATCGACTTTTAATAGTATTATTAATATCTTTTAAAGATGAAGCGATAAGCTTCATACTCTCTGCCACTTTATCTAGACCAGAGAATGATAAAGGAGTCTTGGTAA